ACATTTTTATTGCCTTCAAATTTGCATGGAAAAACTTTAAAATATCCATTAGATTTAGAAAATGCTAATGGCCATTATATGATTTTTAATATCTATACTAGGACAGATGTAAAAACTGAAATGCCTGCTACAGATTTGAATATATCTACTGATACGTTACAAACTTTTAATAATACATTTACAAGAGAACGGTTTTTTGATGATGTGAGTAGTAAGGATGGCTCAGGAGGTATTCTTAATTCCAAACCTGTAAAATTAATTAAAGATTCTATTGTACTCTATATGCCAGATAACGTATCGGTTAACTATACATCAAATTATGAACAAGGAGATTTAGGACTTGTATCAGGAGCTTCTGCATTAATTGGTGATGTTATAAAAGGTAATACTACTGTTAGCGAAGCTTTAAGTTCAGCAGGAATGCAAACAGCAGCTTTTGTCCAATCTATATTATCTCTCGGAACAACTGGAGACACTGGAGGAGCTATGGTTGCGTTACAAAGAAAAACAGGTATTGCTGCTGCTCCTTTACAAGAAATGATTTTTAAAAGTCTTGACTTTAGACAATTTGAATACAGCTTTTCGTTGACGCCTAGAAATAGAAAAGAAGCTAGAGAAATTAAGGATATTATAGATACTTTTACCTATCATATGCTACCTGAAAAATTAGGAACTGGTGCGGCTATTGCTTTTAGAGTACCAGCAGAATTTACAATTAGGTATATGTATAGAGGACATGATAATAATTACTTAAATCAGTTAACTTATTGTGCTTTAGAAAATATGAAAGTTAATTATGGTGGTAGTGAAAAATATGTTACTTATAGACCAGATGATATAGGTGCTCCACCAGTAAGAACAGAAATTAGTTTAACATTTAAGGAATTAGAATTAATTGATAAGAGGAGAGCATCTAGGGGCACACACGGAACAACATTACGTAGTGGAGGGGCAGATACTTTTTAAAAGATGGCACACTATTTTTCATATTTTCCTAAGATGTATTATGATGCTGTGCAAACCAGATCAACGTCACCTAAGCTTATAACTGATTTTTTAAGGCGAGTCAAAGTAAGGGATGGGATTAAAAATCAAGCAGTGATGTTTGACAAGTACAGGATTGTTGCTGGTGAAACACCTGAAATGGTGTCTTATAGATTCTATGATACAGTAGATTATTATTGGGTTGTTTTATTAATGAACAATATAGCAGACAGATTTTATGGTTGGCCATTAAGTGAACAGCAGTTTTTAGATTATCTGGATAGTAAATATGATAACCCAAGTGCTATACATCATTATGAAATAGCACAAACAAGTGGACCTACAACAACATTGGATAATTCACATACGATTGTGGTTAACAGTACCGAATCAGGTGCTACATCGGTATCTAATATGGAATATGAACAAAGGTTACAGGATAATAAAAGCCTTATTAAAGTTTTACATACACAATACCTATCCCAATTTGTTGAAGAATTTGCTCAGTTAGTGAGAAAATAAAATGGCTGGTTTGTTATATGACGATTACAGTTTACAATATCCAGGAGATTTTAGGGTAAGTGAAATTGCTTTAGTATCTCCTTATGGCAATGTGGTTGGTATTACAACCAATGTTACACAACTAAACATCTATGAGGATATATATCAAAATTGCTTGACAGGAGATATTACTTTTGCAGATACCGAAGATGTTGTAAATATGCTGCCTATTATTGGTAATGAGTATTTGAGTTTTAAAATTAGAACGCCGATGGAGTCCAACTATGAGGAAGGTGAATATAATTTTACCAATATTTACATGGCCGTGTATAAAGTTGAAACACGTACAAGGCTTAATGCTCGTACAGAGGAAATTAAATTAGCTTTCACTTCACCAGAAAATATAAGAAATCAAAATATAAAAATTAGTAGAGCCTTTGATGGACCATATGATGATGCTGTTGCTAAGATATTTAAAAAAGATTGGGGATTGAATAGTAAAAGAAAATTATATATACAACCAACAGCACATAATTTTAAATTTGTTGCACCTAATAAACGGCCATTAGATATTATCAATATGATTGCTAGCCGAGCTGTACCAAATACACTTTCTGCTCCAGCTTATGTATTCTATGAAAATGGACAAGGCTTTCATTTTAGGTCAATGGATTCATTTTTCTTTGTTATCAAGGGTGGAAATATAGTAAATCATCCTGATATGTTTGAGTATTTTCCCGATACAGTAGAAGCAAGAGGTACTGTTAATGTTAGGGAGAAACCTAAATCTTTAATGAGATTGGTGGACAAATATAATTTTTCAAAACTACCTAACTTAATTAAATCGCAACGTATGGGAACCTATGCGTCAAAGCTGATTACCCATGACTCTTATAATAAAACCTTCAAGACAAAAGTACACAATTACATAGATGAATATAATTCTTTTCCTCATATAGAAAAGGGTGATGCTGCTACAGACCAAGTAGATTATAGGGGGTTGATTGCAAAGGCTCATTATGATCCTGGTGATTTAAGTATAGCTGATTCAAAAAGGTCTGATAGAACAGCTTATAAAATGATTTCGGATTATTCCGATGCAAGACTAATGGTTGCGTCAAACACCGCAAATATACACACTAGCAACATGGCTAAGGGGTATAGGATAGACGAATCACTACAACATAGACAATCATCACTACAATTATTTGATACGTTAGAAATGACGCTAGAGGTGCCTGGTAATACACATATTAATATAGGGCATGTTATCCGTGTTAACATACCACGCTCAGGAGGTGATAAAAGAGGTGAGAAATATCAGGATAGTGATAAGTACCATAGTGGCCGTTGGTTGGTAACTGCTATTAGACATAGTTTTACTTTCAATCCTAAAATGCATAAATCAGTTATCACCTGTATAAAGGAAACATACCAAAGACCATTATCAAGTAAAATGGGTGCTTTTCAAATAATACAAAAGGACGAAGGTAACCCAGTTAATATAAGCAATGATTCAGAATACAAATAAAAGGGATAGAAAACATAGAGAAGGCTACGAGTCCATTGCGAGTACGCCGATTTTTTGCACTAGTGAAGCGGCCGACTATTCAGCAGCTTTGAATTATGTACAAAACAATAGCAAAGACAAATTGAGAAGCCTTGAGAAGGATATGATACATAGAGATAGTGAGAAGGCCACAGCTTATTATGAGAATAGGCCACAACGAAAGACGAAAACAGGTAAGAGTATGGACCAGAGTATGGTTAGAGAGATATCAACAAAACAAAGCAACCTCAAAGTATGGCCTAAGGTAATGCTAGCGCATGGCGGCGCCTACGCAGGACCTTTAAATATGGATAAATACATTAGGGTGAGTGCTTTAAATACGGCTGTTTATGGGATTTTTTTAAACCCACTAGGGGAAATATATGAATAACGCAATCCACTTTCTAGGCCACGACGGATTCATTTGGTTTGTTGGCGTTGTTGAAGACAGAGCTGACCCTACCTTTACAGGCCGAGTACGTGTTCGTTGCTTGGGTTATCATACCGAGGACAAGAATGCTTTACCTACGGCCGACTTACCTTGGGCTGCTCCCGTACTTCCCATTACATCTTCTGGCATATCAGGCATAGGGCAAACTCCCCTAGGCCTAGTAGAAGGTAGTTGGGTATTTGGGTTCTTCAGGGATTCTCATTACGCACAGGAGCCTGTTATCATGGGGAGTTTGCCTGGCCGACCTAGTGAGAGCGCAGGCGCAACAGGATTTTACGACCCAAACAAAATTTATCCCAAGCATATAGATGAGCCTGACATGAATAGACTGGCCGTTAATGATGCTGATAAGCTTGCGCCTAGTCTTGTTACACGTAGGGAAGGGCGCATTACGGGAATAGCCACAGCCGACTTTGACGCATTAACGGCCGCAAACAGTTACGCAATAGCGGCCTCCGATACAGATAGTTGGGATCAACCAGAAATTGCATACGCAGCTTCTTATCCCTTTAACCATGTATACGAATCTGAAAGCGGCCATATACTTGAATTTGACGATACGGAAGATGCAGAAAGAATTTACCTAGCCCATAAGGGAGGATCCTCAATAGAATATAACCCCAATGATGATAGGGTAGACATTATAAAGGCCAACCAATATACGCTTATTACAAGCAATAGCAAGGTTAGTATAGGGGGCCAATCCGACATTAGTATAGATGGCCGCCATAAGCTCTATATCAATAAGGCTGGTGAGGCTGATAACAATTACGATATACAGGTAGGGCCTAATGCTAATGTCAATATACAGGTAGACAAGGGTAATATAAACCTAGTAACCAAGGGTGAAGGTAAGATCAATGTAAACGCAGGTGGTGACTATAACCTAAAGGTAGGGGGCAATTACACCTCCAGGGTTATGGGCTATAAGATAGAGACCATTGATGGTACCAAAACCTCAAATACCACAGGGGCCGTTACACATAGGGGCTCAACGATAGATTTAAATCCTTAAATATTGGTAAAGGCCTAATCAAAAGTAGCTGGCTTTTCTAATCTATAAATGCAATATCGAACACTTATACATATAGGCCTTATCTCAGCCGAGTTTGTACGTGTTTTGAGATATTTTTTTTTTCGTGCTATTTTTTATACAGTATAAGTCGGCCTAATCCCCTATAGCTGTATTATACACTCCACTCGTTAACGGCTGGATATAAACGTTATTTTCTTTACATAGCCATGGTAAGGCCATTATAAATATTATTTTAGTATGACTAAATGTACTAAAAACTTAATCATCATTCCAACCTCAAGTACCTATACTTTTTCAGACGTTGATTTTATGGTCTATGTTCAGAAAGCTTATTATAGTAAACGCCCCTACAAAATAAGGATTGAGGATTGGGAACCTGGCTATTGTGAAGCCTATTGTAAAACCTTGCGTACAATTTCTCGCTGGAAGCCATTGACTATTAGATATGAGGAACGTGGGGATTATATTTATATCCGTAAGAATAATTAAAATATATAAATAGATATGTAGTAAAAATAAGGAGAAATATAGTGAATAATAATACAGCAAAGGTTCTTAATTTAAGACCTCAAAGAGATACAAAAAATATGGAGTTGTTTAAAGCAATCCATAGAGCACAACATGTCCAGCGTAATTTTGATTTAATTAAGAAAATGCCAGAACAAGATATTGCAACTATTATTAGTGCTGCTACAGAATGTACTAGTAAACAAAATATTGCTCAATATAAACTTCATGCGATTACCAATAGAGAAGTTATTGAAGAAATTTATAAATGTACTAAATATATTCCTAAAGAAGATGTTAATGTAGATCAAACAGGATACATTAATGGACATAATCAGGCTAAAGGTGCTGGCCGTTTTTCAGACCAACCACAAGTTTTGGGAAATTTAGTTCTTGTTTTTGAAGATTATGATAATTTCAGGAACTTTAACTTTTCTGAAAAGCAATGGGCTAAAATTGAGTACCGTGTTAAACATTACGTAGAGGGTATAAATTTAATGCCTTGTATTGAAACGTTTGTAGGAGAAGTAGAATATTTAAGACCATTTTTAGAGAGTTTATCAGAATGGGAAAAAGCAACTCCAAATCAGAAGAAAAAAGTAAAGATAGTTGCTAAGATTTTGGATATAATGGAAGTAGATTATCATAATAAGGATGAATTAGATAATTATATAAAAACAACTCATTCCACTTTAGAGGGTGATAAATTTACTGCATTAGGTGTTGCTGCTGGAACTATAAACTTAACAGCATCTTTGCTTGGTTATGGTACAGGATGTTGTAGTTGTATTCACGATAAACTTAAACTAAAGAAAATTCTTGGAATGAAAAATTATCCTATGTTAATTATGGGTATTGGATTTAAACAAGAAGGTAAAAATAGAAGGGTCCATCATAAGAACGATCAATATATGTTTGGGACTATAAAGAAACAACCGATACAGATTAATTACGTATATTAATTAATTATACGAAGAACGTGGATATTATATATACGTATGTAGACGATCACCAGAACCCTAGAGCTAGCAAAGCGTAAGCGTAAGAAACACTTAACTTAATCGTAAAATCAAACTCAAATTTTTTTGAAATCTCGCAATATAAATATTAGTTATGACTGAACGAACTCACGAAGAAATTGTAAAAAATATAAAATGGGTTTTAGAAGATAAGATTAAACCATCTGTTGCTCAGCATAATGGTGTGATTAACTTTATCTCTTTTGAGGAAGGTGTGGCTAAACTGGAAATGGCTGGGGCCTGCTCAGGTTGTGCTATGTCCAAACTGACTTTACAGCAGGGTGTGGAAGATATGCTTAAGCATTACGTACCCGAAGTCCTGACCATTGTTGGTGAAGATGATGTTAAAGCAGAAGAAAAGGGATACCAACCCTATGTTCCAAAGAACGAATATCCTGAGTTTGATAGTGATGAAGAAAAAAGACTGCAAGGTCTTATTGAAAAAGAATATAGTGGTGGTTAATTATGTATAATCCATTACCTGAAGGTTTGATGATTCAAAAATCATCTATACAAGGCCAAGGATTAGTTACAACAAAGTTTATTGATAAAGATGTGAAGCTAGGTTTAAGTCATATTATAGTTGATGGAGAAATTATAAGAACACCATTAGGAGGTTTTGTTAACCATAGTGATAAACCTAATTGTATAAAAGTAAAAGGAGTGCTAGGACTTGAAGAGGTTGAACAAACTAATAAATATTTTTTATACACATTAAGGGATATAAAAGCGTGGGAAGAATTAACTTGTAAATATACTTTTTATAATATAAAGGATAAAGTAGAATGATTACCTTAAAAGAAAACGCAATTAAACATTTATCAGGCCTAACAGAAAAGCACGATAAAAAATATGTTCGCCTTGCAATAAAAGGTGGAGGTTGTGCTGGCTTTGGTTATGAATGGACATTTGAAAACGAACATACAAAGAATGATTTTGTAGTAAACAATTTACTGCTTATAGATAAAATCTATGAAATGTATATTCTAGGAATGGAACTAGACTACAAGAACGAAATCTTTGGCTCCCAATTTGTATTTCACAACCCTAAAGCAAAGTCTTCTTGTGGTTGTGGTACGTCTTTCTCTATCTAATTTATTTATGGTTATTTCTTTAAAAAGTCTTTTAGGGGATTTAGAATTTTGTTATTATTTTTATTTTCTTTAGCACCAAAATAATATGCTATACCAAGGCCAAGTATTGTAACAATACTACCTAAAAGAAAAAGTCCTATACCTGTTTCAATTGTCATTATAGTGTATTAAGCAAATGATTGCAATACATTAAAAAAATTATTGCAGATATGCAAATTGTATTTATTTTACACATTGTTTTCTCCATTTTTGATTATTAAATCTATCATACACTGCTTGATTATGTATATTGTGTTCCCTATTAAATCTTGCCCTATTTAAACTTTTTTGAGAGTTTTCTATTAAAGGGTTCCAATTTTGTGATACTATTGCCATTGTAATATCAGAATTTACCATTTTACTGGTAAATTTGTTTGATTGACCATTCCAAAATTTATCATTTTCATAATCGTGGTCTTTTTTCTTAAATATTCTTTGTTTCATAATCTTTAATTATACTTTTTCAATGTTCCGTCAGAATACCAGATAGTTTTATATGTTGATTTACCGTCAACACCTTTTCTTAATCTACTAGGTCCTCTAACTGCATAATTCCAATGATTTAAAAATTTATCTTTCATTACATTCTTTTTAAAAGATTTTTGAGCACTTTTCAAAGTATTATAGGGTCCTTTATAATCATTAACAGATTCTAATCCATCAATACCCATATGTAGTTCAGAAACATAAAAATGTTTCTTTTCTAAAAAGTAATTGTCTTGTTTTTTCATAGTTTTATCCTTTTTAATTTATACTGCTATAATAACGGAAAAATAGGTATATTGCAAGCAAAAAATGGAAGAAAATCCATTTATTTTTTGTTGGAAAACAGAACAAAATGAGAACAATTACGTAATTTTAAAACTTATATAAATAATAACATTATGCCAAAAGAAAAAGAGTACAAATTTACGAATCAAAGTGATTTTAATGAAACATTAATAGATATGTCCTTTAAAAGAGCGGTAAAACGTATCCAAAATAAAATAAAAGAGAAAAAAATACATATTGATTATATTTCCAAAAAAGGAAGATCAATTTCTCGTTGGATTCTACTTCCTATTGGCAGAAAAAAGAAATTAGGAAATTAAATGGCGGAAATTGACAGTTTGGTGGAGCAATTAGGAAAACTTACGGTTATTGAAGCAGGTGAACTTGCTAAAAAACTGGAAAAAGCTTGGAATTTGGATTTAAACAAAATTTTACAAACACCAGTACAAGAATTTATAGAGGAAAAAGCACAAACAACATTTAATGTTATTTTGACAGGGTTTGAAGTTGGTAAAAAAATATCAGTTATTCAAAAAATTAGAAAATATAAAGAAATGGGTTTATTAGAAGCTAAAAACTTTGTAGAAGGTTCTATAGAGAAACCTACTGATATAAAATCAGATATAGAAAAAGAAGAAGCAGAAACAATTAAAAAAGAAGTAGAAGAAGTCGGAGGAAAGGTAGAAATCAAGTGAAAAAGTTTTGGAATTGGAAAATTAATCTAATCCGTAAGTATCCAGTATGGTGTGCTTATGTTGCTTGGATTGAAGGTTTGATAATAGGTATTTTATTATGTTGGTTTTTTTCTTAAATATATGCCAGCAGTTAGTAGAGAAGGTGACAGTTTATCAACAGGCCATATTTGCGCCTCAACAACAATATTAGATACCCCTGGTCAAAATACAGTAAGAGCAAATAGTATTTTAATTGCAAGAGTTACAGACCCAACTATTGCACATCCTTTTCCACCTAGTCCACCTTGTGCCCCACATGTTGCTGTTGTTAATGTAGGTTCAGCTACTGTTAGGGTTGTAAGTAAATCAATTGCAAGAGTAGGTGATAGTACAGATGCAGGAGCAATGACAAAAGGTTCTCCTAATGTTTTTGCAGGAGGTTAGATTGTTATTATAAATATTGTATATGGCAAAGTATGACGCATCAATAACAAATGAATCAAGTAGATCCGTTAGAATTTTTAGTGATTTAAATTTAAATTTTACTAGAAATCCCGCAACAAATGATGTTGCTAGATTAACGGATGTAGAAGCGGTTAAAAGGTCAGTTCGTAATTTAATTTTAACAAATCGTTTTGAAAGACCTTTTCATCCAGAAATAGGTTCATCAATACGAGATTTATTGTTTGAAGTTATTACTCCATTAAATGCTGTTTTATTACAGGATAGAATTGCAGAAGTAATAGATAATTTTGAGCCAAGAGCTTCAATAAATCAAATTATTGTACAAGATGAAATAGATAATAACCAATATAGAGTTACTATTTCCTTTTATGTTGTTAATACTCCAGAACCAGTTACAATAACAGAATTTTTACAAAGGTTAAGATAATATGGCAAAGTTAAGTATATCACAATTAGATTTTGATGGAATTAAAACTAATTTAAAAAGATTTTTGTCTAATCAAAGTCAATTTAAAGATTATGATTTTGAAGGATCAGGTATGGCAGTCCTTATGGATTTATTGGCATACAATACACACTACTTAGCTTATAATGCTAATGTAGCTGCTAATGAAATGTTTATTGATACTGCTGATATGAGAAATAGTATCGTATCGTTAGCAAAGGCTTTAGGTTATACTCCTAATTCTGCTACAGCGCCTTACGCTGATATTAATGTGGTTGTTAATGACGCAACAGGTTCCACATTAGTTATGTCTGCTGGAACACAATTTACTACAACCGTTGATAGCCTTTCATATAATTTTGTAACAATTGGTTCAAATACAATTTCACCTATAGATAATGTTTATACTTTTTCAAATTTAAAAATTTATGAAGGTACATATGTAACTTATCAATACACATATGATAGTACAGATGTTGACCAAAGATTTTTAATTCAATCAGCTAATGCTGATGTAACAACGTTAACAGTTCAAGTTCAAAATAGTTCTACAGATACAGTTATTAATACTTACACAAAAGCAACTTCAATTACAGAATTAGATTCAACATCAAAAGTTTATTTTTTACAAGAAGCTGAAGATGGTAAATTTGAAGTTTACTTTGGTGATGGAGTAACAGGTAAAGCTTTAACACATGGTAATATTATTATTTTAAAATATGTAGTTACTAATAAAACAGCTGCAAATGGAACTTCATCTTTTTCTTTATCTGGAAATATTGGTGGATTTTCAAATGTAACGCTTACAGTAAATTCAAATGCAGCTAATGGTGCTGAACCTGAAACTAATCAATCAATAAAATTTAATGCACCAAAATCTTATGCAGCTCAAGACCGTGCTGTAACTGTAGAAGATTATAAAGCAAAAGTAAAAGAGCTTTATGCAAATACACAATCAATAAGTGCTTGGGGTGGTGAAGATGCTGAAACGCCTTTTTATGGCCGAGTATATATTTCAATTAATCCAAAATCAGGTTCTACTTTAACTCAAACTACAAAAAATTCTATTATAGATTCTTTAAAAAGATATTCAGTTGCTTCTGTAACACCAGTCATTGTGGATCCTGAAACAACAAATATAATTTTAACATCAACAGTTAAATATGATAAAACAGCTACTAGTAAAACAGCTAATACTTTAAAATCTGAAACAATAGAAGATTTAACAGCTTATAACTCCAATACACTTCAAAGTTTTGATAGTATGCTAAGGCATTCAAAATTAATTGAAATTATAGATGATGTGGATACTTCTATACTTTCAAATATTACAACTTTAAAAATTAGAAAATCGTTTACACCAACAATTGGTTCGTCTACAAATTATACTGTATCATTTTCAAATGCTTTGTATAATCCACATTCTGGTCATAATGCAAGTGCTGGTGGAATATTAGTTTCAACAGGATTTAAAATTGGGTCATCAGCAAATGAATATTTTTTTGATGATGATGGTGCTGGTAATATAAGAAGATATTATCTTGTTGGAGACGTTAGAACCTATGCTGATAATTCTGCAGGTACGATTGATTATGCAACAGGAGCTATAGCAGTTAATGCTTTAAATATTTCTTCAATATCAAATATTAGAGGATTAGCTTCTACCATAGTTGAATTAACTGTTACACCAAATTCAAATGATATTGTCCCTTTAAGAAATCAAATTTTAAATATAGATGTGGCAAACAGTTCTATTACAGTTGAAGTGGATACCCTTGTTGGTGGCTCTTCTAACGCTGGTATTGGTTATGTTACAACATCTAGTTATTAAAGATGGCTAAATTTACAGATAAATTATCGAATTTAATAAGTCAACAAGCACCAGATTTTGTACTTGATGACCATCCGTATTTTTTAGAATTTATAAAAGCATATTATACTTTTTTAGAATCAGCAGAATTATCCTTAACAAATATTGGTGATTCAGATACAATTAATTTAGAAACTGAAACAGCTACAATTAATGATCTTTTATTAAATGGTACTAATCAACAAAGTGATGATAAAGGAGATAGAATACTTTTAGAAGATACTTCCTATGGTGATTTTATAAATGGTGAAATAATTACAGGCCAAACCTCAGGTGCAACAGCAACAGTTTTAGTAGAAGATATAGATGACAATTCTCGTTTGTTTATTACAGCAGAAAATAAATTTATTGAAGGTGAGCTTATTATAGGTTCTACATCATTAGCTGAAGCTACTATTTTAACTTATAGAGCAAATCCTGTACAAAATATCCAAGAACTTTTAGATTATCCTGATCCAGATAAAACTATTCAAGGATTCTTAACAAAATTTAGAAATGCCTTTTTACAATCTATTCCTGATGGATTATATGAAGATGTGGATAAAAGAAAACTAATTAAAAATATTAATTCTTTATATAGAGCAAAGGGTACAAAACGAGCTAGTGAAATATTTTTTAAATTACTTTTTAATGAAAGTGCAGAAATAAGTTATCCTAAAGAAAAGATTTTAAGAATATCTGATGGTCAATGGGATAGCCGAAAAATAATTAGAGCTAAAGAAGTTGGTACTTCGGATGCTCAATATTTAATAGGTCAAAAAATTACTCAAGCAAATGATACTGCAAGTGCAACTGTAAATGAAGCAACAGCTATTGTTGAAAGTATATTTAAATTTACAATTTCAGGTGTAACAATTGTAGAATTAGTTTTAGTTGGTGATAGTGTTGTAGGAACTTTTATTACTGGTGAAAATATAACTGGTACAAATAATGCAAATGAAGATAATTTAATTACTTGTACAATGACAGGAATTATAAATTCTAAAATTATAACAAATGATGGAAATTTATACAATACATCCGATAGTATTGCTTTAACTGCTGGTGGCACCGATGCTATTATGCAAGTAGGTGATATTGGATCTGGTTCAATAAACGAAATATTTATAGATGGTGGCGGATCAGGATATGCAATAGGTGATGTAATTAATTTTAGTACTGGTAATGCGACAGCAAAAATTGCTGTAGTTAATGGAGGCTTGAAATTAGAAACAGGAACTGAAGCCAATTCTACAAGTCATATTGTATTAGAAGATGAAACAGTAAGAGGTGATCCATATACAGGAGATAAAGTTGTACAAGAATCAGGAACAGGTACAGAAGATATAACTGATATAAGAATTATTAATAATGGTAATGGTTATACATCTTTACCAGCTTTAACAATAACATCTTCTGGTGGTTCTAGTGCTTCATTGTTAGCATATGGTCCAGAAATTGGTAGAGTTTTAAGTTTAAAAATAATAGAGTTTGGAAGAGATTATCAATTATCTCCATCACCTCCAACTTTAACTTTGCCGACATATTTACTAATTACAGGTATTACAGGTTCTTTTCTTCCTAATCAAACAGTTTCAGCTACTGGGTCAGATGGTTCTACAGCGGTAACTGCAACAATAGTATCATTTAATAATAATACAAATATATTAAAGTTATCTAGTGCTTCAGGAATATTTGGAACTGGTGTTACAGTTACAGGTTCAGGTGGTGCAACAGCTACTATAAAAAGATTTGATCAATCAACTGCAACTTCTACCGTAGGGGCTTTAACAACTACAGACGGTGCATTTATTAGCCAAAAAGGATGGATTTCTGAGGATACAATGAAAGTACAAGATAGTTTATTGTATCAAGATTATTCTTATATTATAAAAGTTGGTACTTCAATTATTGAATGGAGGGATGCTTATACAAAAACATTACACCCTTCTGGTTTTTATTATGTGGGTGAGGTAGCAGTTCAAAGTTCAATAGATGCTCAATTAAGGACTATAACAGGTGTTAATAGTGGAACAACTGCTATTATAAGAAGTGTATTAAAAACAATTTTTATGACTATTATAGGTAGAAGATTAGGAACAGAAGATGATGGAACTTCATTAAGAGCAAATGCAGAATTAGGAGTTTCAGTAGATTTAGATACTTCTACTGTTGAACATTTCCCAGCAAATACAAGGGATGTTACTTTAACAAGACCATCTATTAGTTTTGATTATGTAAGTAGAGTAAGACGAGTTATTAATAATATAAATGTTAAACAAGGATTTGTTTATGCTGGGCCTAGATTAGGAACATTGAATAAATATGCTAATACAGCTTTTGGTACAACATCCTCAGCAAGTGGAATAACTTTTGCTATTTTAAATGATATTAAAATAATAGGTACAAATAGTTCATTAAATGGTTCAAGTGCAATCTTTTTTGGTACATCTACGGAGGATGGTCAGTTACTTAAAACAAATTTTACTATACCAGCAGAAATAACAATTCCATAATAATGGAGTGTAAAAACTTGTATAAATATAGATAAGGAAGAAAAATGCCAGCAATTATAACAAATAAATTTAGAATACACAATGCTGAACAATTCAGCGAATCATTTTCTGAAGCGTCAGCTAATATATATTATCTAGCAATTGGAAGGCCTCAACCATATGGTACTTTAACTAGACCTGATGGAAGAACGGATTATGAAGGAACAGATACAACTCCTATTACCCCAGGAGATAGTATAGTTAATGAATTCAATACATTTGATGATTTATTAGCATCAAAAAGAATAACATCAACAAACGTATCATTTGTTGTCCCTAGAAGAAATTGGGTAACAGGTACTACTTATGATATCTATAGACATGATTATGGGGAATATTTAACGGGTAGTACAACAACAAGAGTTACAGCTAATAGTGGTGCAACAACTTTATATGATTCTACTTTTTATGTTTTAAGTGCAGCTAATAATGTTTACAAGTGTTTAGATAATGATGGTAATACTGCTTCAACAGTAGAACCAACAGGAACTTCAACGTCTGTACTAACAACTGGAGATGGATATAAATGGAAATTTCTATATACAATGTCTGCTTCACAACAAGCTAATTTTATATCTACAGATTTTATGGCAGTTGCTACAAATGGAACGGTGAGTTCTGCAGCTGTTAATGGAGCATTAGATATTGTTAAAGTTAAAACTGCAGGTTCAGCTTATAGTGTTACTGGTGGTGCTACAACTGGAACAATAACAGCTGTACCAATTAGAGGTGATGGTTCTTCTGGAGTATGTTCAGTAACTTTAACTTCTGGTGCTATTACTGCTGTTACAGTAACAACTGCTGGTACAAATTATACTTACGCTTATATTAAAAATGCTGATATATTAGCTGCAACAAATGCTGGTGGCGCTGGTTCAGGTGCTGAATTAGATGTTGCTATTCCTCCAAAAGGTGGACATGGTAAGAATGCTGTAGAAGAATTAGGTGGATTTTTTGTTATGATGAATACAAGTTTTGAAGGAACTGAATCGGCAAGTTCAGGAGATATTTCAGCTGCAAATGATTTTAGAAAAATAGCATTATTAAGAGATCCATTATCTGCTGGTTCAGCTGCTACAGCAACTACTTTAAGGTCAACGTATGCTGTTAAAATTAATACATCACCAACACCTGGTACATTTGTTGTAGATGAAGAAATAAATCAAGCAACAACTGGTGCTGTTGGTAAGGTAGTTGAATGGGATGCAACAAATAAAATTTTATACTATTTACAAACAAGACATAATGATGCTGGTGTGGATTCAAATGGTAACAAAACTGCATTTAGTGGTGCTAATGTTATTACAGGACAAACTTCAAGTGCAACAGGAACTCCAGATGCTTCAACACAAACTGTTAATAGTGTTTCTTTTGTTAGTGGTTATTCAACTCCAGAATTAGATCATGATTCAGGTGATGTTTTATATGTAGAAAATAGAACACCAATACAAAGAGCTACAGACCAAACAGAAAACGTTAAATTGATAGTGGAATTTTAATATAAGGAGAATAAATGGCTTCACCAACTGATTTTAATGTCAGTCCCTATTATGATGATTTTACAGAGTCAAAGAATTTTCATAGAATTCTTTTTAGACCAGCGTTTGCTGTGCAAGCCAGAGAATTAACCCAATCACAAACTTTAGTACAAAATCAAATAGAACAAATGGGAGACCACCTTTTCAAACAAGGTGCTATGGTTATACCTGGACAAGCTTCTATAGATACAAATTATTATGCTGTAAAATTAACATCTAAAGCTGCTTCAACGGTTAGTACCTATGTTAATTATAGTTTAACAGGTGGAACATCTGGTGTAGTAGCGGAAGTTGTTGGTGCTGTGGCTACTGATGGTACAGATCCAGATACTTTATTTGTAAAATATAATAAAACTGGTACTGATAATGCAGCTACAGTTTTTACAGACGGAGAAACAGTTTCTTCAGGATCTGGATATGATGCTGTAGTAAATACAACTGCAACAGGTTCTGCTGCTGGTATTCAAGCAGGTGTTTATTATATTAATGGATTTTTTATTAACGTAGTAGCTTCAACTTTAGTTTTAGACAAATATACCAATACACCGTCTTATAGAATTGGTTTATCAGTTACAGAATCATTTATTTCTTCAGGTAATGATTCTTCATTAAATGATAATGCAGCTGGGTCTTCAAATGCAAATGCTCCTGGCGCTCATAGATTTAAAATTCTTTTAACATTAGCTAAAAAAACATTATCCTCAACCGAAGATACGAATTTTTTTGAAATTGCTAGAGTAGAAAATGGTGTAATAAAAAGTATTGTAAGAAATACTGAATATGCTGTTTTAGAAGAAACATTAGCAAGAAGAACTTTTGAGGAATCTGGAGATTATGTTTTAAGCAATCCTGATTTTGATGTTAGAGAGCATTTATCAAGTGGCAATAATAGAGGAATTTATACTTCAGGTAATGGAGGAGATGCTACAAAATTAGCAGTAGGTATTTCACCTTTTAAATCATATGTAAAAGGTTTTGAAGTACAAAGAATTTCTACAACATTTGTTAATGTAAATAAAGCTAGAAATTATGATGATGCAAATAATAATAAAACAAGATTTACTTTAGATAATTATATTAATGTAACTAATACTTATGGAACTCCTGATATTGGATTTGTTTCTGGAGATGTAGAAGCATTTAAAACTATTAATCTTTATGATACACCAACAAGCGTAAGAGGAACTCAATTATCAACATCTGGTGTAACTGTTCCTCAAATTGGTAGAGCAAAATCACGAGGCTTTGAACATGTAAGTGGTACTGAAACAAATGATATTTTTGCTACCACTTCAATTTTTAGACATTATATTTTTGATGTTGAGATGTTTACTCATCTTAATATAACAAGTAACATAGCATTTACAACAGGAGAAATTGTATCAGGTGCTACATCTGGTGCTACTGGTGTTGCTCAATCTATTTCTACAACTAAATCAACAGCTGTAACTAGTATTAGTGTTGCAAATCCTGGAGTTGTAACTTTATCAAGTCATGGGTTTGTAGATGGTCAACAAATTACACTTTCTGGTGGTAGTTATTCAGTAGGGGGATCTGCTGTAAGTTCGGCTACAGTTTATACAGCTAAAAATACTACAGCTAATACTTTTGAATTATATGATTCTACAGGATTGGCAACTGTTAATGTAACAGCATTTAGTTCAGGACCAACTGCTAAACATGGTGTTGTGGTTGTTTCAAATATTTTAGGCGCTTTCATTGCTGGTGAAGTAATAACAGGCCAAACGTCAAGTAATTCAGGTACATTACAATCAGATAATTATAGTTTTAAGGCTGTAAGAACAAGAGAAGTTTCTGCTGTAAAACAAATTGGTATGGCAGGGTCGCCAACTTATACTGCGGATACTGTATTAACTTCAACGCATGGAGATAATACAGTTTTAACAGGTAATATTTCAATAGCAAATTCAGATGCAACTGTATTAGGAAAAGGAACTACTTTTTTAACAGATTTAAAAATAGGTGATCAAATTACATTTAGTAATAATGCTGGAGGAACAGTTACAGGAACTGTTAAATATATTGATTCAAATAATTCATTAGAATTAACTGCCAATGTTGGTGGTTCAGATGTAACTACTGCTGGTATTGTTACAAAACAAAGAGCAAAATTACAAAATCCAGAAAATAATATTTCATTATTTAAATTACCATATAGTACTGCTAAAACATTAAAGACAACAGCAAATTCTGGCCTTACAGATACTAACTTTAATGTAAGAAGACATTTTACTGCTACATTATCTTCAAATGGTGATGCAACAATAACAGCAGGAACAAATGAAACTTTTACATCATTAGCAAGTGATAATTTTTCAGTTTCTATAATGACAGCAGGTGCTGGTAGTACAGGTGCTGTAGGTGATGTATTAAGTTTATCTGGTTCTAACCATGAAACAGATACTATATTTAATTTAGGAGGTTCACCTACGGGTAAAACTTTAACAGTAGATTTTGGTGCAAATTTTCAAGGACATAAAGTTAAAGTTCTTGCGACAGTAAGTAGGTCAGTTGCTGGGTCAAAAACAAAAACATTAAATTCAAATTCAACTGTAGCGATTTCAGCTCAAGCAACAATAGAAAGTGGAACTGTAGGATTAGGAAAAGCAGATATTTACCAAATTAATTCAGTTTATATGGCACCTAATTTTAGTACAGCTGCTACTACTGGACATACAAATATTACTACTCGTTTTAATTTAGATAAAGGTCAAAGAGATAATTTTTATGATATTGGTAGAATTAAATTAAAGCCAGGTCAATTAGTCCCAACAGGAAGATTATTAATTAATTTTGATTATTTCTCTCATGGTTCAGGAGATTATTTTGATGTTGATTCTTATTCAGGTGTTGTAGATTATGAAAATATTCCAAATTATACATCGGATACTACTGGAACAAAATATGAATTAAGAGATATATTAGATTTTAGACCTAGAGTAGATGATGCTTCTACAATTAATTCAGGAGCAGCTGAAGACCGTTCTTATAATGGTGCTGGTGCTTCAACTGTAGATATGGTAGAATTTGGGGCAGATGTAACTGCTGATTTAGAATTTTATTTAAATAGAATAGATAAAATCTTTATTACAAGAGAAGGTGAATTAAAAGTTTTAGAAGGTGCTTCAGCTTTAAATCCATTAGAACCTGGTGAATTGGAAGGCCATTTACTTTTAGCAACCTTAACTGTTCCTTCTTATACTTTAAATACCGATGAAGTAGAAATTAAAAAAGAAGATAATCAACGATATACAATGAGAGATATTGGCCGTTTAGAAAATAGAATTAAAAATATAGAATATTACACTCAATTATCTTTATTGGAACAAGACGCTCAATCATTACAAATACAAGATAGTGATGGCTTTGATAGATTTAAAAATGGTTTTGTAGTAGATAATTTTGTAGGACATAGTGTTGGTGATGTAGGAAATAATGATTATAAAGTTGCTATGGATAGAGGTAGAGGAGAAGCTAGAACATTATTTAATGAAGATGTTGCTGAGTTAGCTGAAATTGATGAAGATGGTACAGCTATTTTAGCTGCTGATAGGACATTAGCTGGTTATGCTAAAACAGGAGATTTAATAACATTACCTTATACAGAAACGGCTGTTATTGAACAACCATTTGCAACTAAAACAGAAAATTTAAATCCATTTTTAATATTTGATTGGGTAGGAACTATAGATTTGGATCCTCCTGTTGATGAATGGAAAGAAACTAGGGTTGCTCCAGAATTGGTAGTTAATCTTGCAGGTTCTTTTGATAATATGGTAAGAGATTTGGGACTTAATAATGCAACAACAAGTGAAATTCCTGTTGGTACAGAATGGAATGAATGGCAAGATCAATGGTCAGGAAATCCTAGAACAAATACAACAACAAGTGGTAATCAAAGAATTACAACTACATCGGAAGATGTGGTGCAAACAAGAGGTGGAATAAGAACAACAATTATACCACAAGCGCTTAGACAAAGTTTAGGTAATAGGGTAATGTCTGTAGCGTTTATACCTTTTATTAGAAGTAGAACGGTAAGTTTTACCGCTTTTGGAATGAGACCTAATACTAGAATTTATCCTTTCTTTGATAATATTGATATTACTGCTTATGTAACACCAAGTGGTGGTTCATTAGGTGGTAATGTAGTAACAGATACTAATGGTTCTGTAACAGGAACATTTGCAATACCTGATCCAAATACAACATCTAATCCAAGATGGCGAACTGGTAAAAGAGTTTTTAGATTAACTAGTTCTTCGGTTAATTCGGTTGATAGAACAGCTGTAGCAACATCAGCGGAGGGGGATTATGATGCAAAAGGATTATTAGAAACAACATCGGAAGCAATTGTAGCTACAAGAGAAGCTCAAACAGTAAGAACAACAGTAACTGGAAATAGAACAACAAGCAGAACAGTTAGTAGAAGTGTTCAACAAATAAATAGAGATCCATTGGCACAATCATTTAGTATTGATGTGGAAGATGGTGTTTTTGTTACAAGTGTTGATGTATATTTTGCTACAAAAAGTTCTACAATTCCTGTAAAAGCAGAAATTAGAAATATGGTAAATGGATATCCAGGAACAACGTTAGTTCCTTTTGGAAGAAAATGGTTAAATCCTGGTTCAGTTAATGTTAGTACAGACGGAACAACTGTAACAACATTTGCTTTTGATTCACCTGTATATTTAAGAGAGAACATTGAATATTGTTTAGTTTTAAAATCAGATTCATCCGATTATACAGTATATACTGCTAGATTAGGAGATACAGTTCTTAATTCTGATAGGACTGTTTCTGCTCAACCAGCAGTTGGAGTATTATTTAAATCTGCTAATAATAAAACATGGACTGCTGAACAAATGGAAGATTTAAAATTTACATTAAAGAAAGCTGTATTTACAACTGGAACGGCTACACTTACACTTGCAAATGCTACTTTACCTAGTAAGACTTTAGCAACTAATCCTATTAGAACATTTAATGGTTCTGCTGATGTAAGAGTTTATCATAAAAATCATGGAATGCATAGTACAACTGATAATGTAACTGTTGCAGGAATTAGTTCAGGTACATATAATGGAATAGCACATTCAGCTCTTAATGGAACATATACAACAATTAAAAATATAACTTTAGATAGTTATGATATTACTTCAGGTGGAACAGCTAGTGCTACTGGAGATGTTGGCGGTTCAGTTGTAACAGCTACACAAAATAGATTATTTGATGTTTTACAACTTCAAATAGGCCACGTTATACATCCTGCAACATCACTTTCAACAGTATTAAGAACAACAACAGGTAAATCAGTTCATGGTTCAGAAACACCTTTTAGTTTAGAAGCTACAAGTAATTCTACGTCTGCTGTATTGGGAGACAATATGTATTTTACAGTTCCGAGAATGGTTGCAAGTGAAATTAATGAAACTAACGAAATGGCAGGTTCTAAATCTATTTTTATTGATCTAACTTTTAGTTCAACAAATGCAAATTTATCACCTGTTATAGATTTAAAACGTGTTAATGTATTCGCTATTTCAAATAGGTTAAATAATCCTATTGTATCATCAACTGATACTTTTACAGGTGACAATAGTGCTACTGCATTTACACTTTCAGGAACACCAGCAAGTGTTCACTTGTTAGCTGTTCATAAAAATGGAGAAAAATTACAAGCGGTAGTTGATTATACTGTTTCAGGAACAACTTTAACTATGGCTACTGCCCCAGCAACAGGATCAAAAGTAGTTGCAAAAATTACTAATACAGTTGACTATGAAGATGACACAGTAATAGAAGGTGCTTCTTCTGCTGGTTCGTACATTACAAAATCAGTTAACTTAGCAAATCCATCAACTGCATTGGATATAAGAGTGGCAGCTAGTGTAAGATCAAGTTCATCTATATTAGCATTCTTTAGATCAACTGGTGGTGAAGAAACTAGAAGAATTGAAGACATTCCATTTACACCATTTAACACTACTGGAATATCTGATTCTACAGTAGTAGCTTCAACTGGTGACCAAGTTTTAGATATTGATTTTAAAGATTATAAATTTAGTGCATCTAGTTTACCAGAGTTTACATCTTTTCAAACTAAAATTGTATTTAGAGGAACCAATTCATCTTATACAGCAAGATTAAAAGATTTTAGAGCTGTAGCATTGGCGATATAATGAGTAGAGAAGTTAAGGTAGAAGGATTTTCACATTTAGTTAGAGATATGAATTCTAACGCTGTTGTGAATACAAATAGTAGTGAATATAGTTTGTACATAAAAAGATTTAGAGCAAGAGAAGAACAAAATGATGTTTTAAGAAATACTGTAAAGGAGATAAATAGTTTGAAACAAGAATTATATGAACTTAGGAAAATATTGAAAGGTATAACTAACAACTAAAATGGCCATAAGAAATATAGCAACAAGCGATACACTAGAAACATTTAGAACAGAATTTAATGCTGAGGCAATAAATTTAGGTGATATTGCTACACTAGATTCAAATTTAACAGCAACTACTATTGTAGGTTCGGTTAATGAAATTTATTCTACTGCGATTGTAGGTAAAAAGGGAGGAACGAATTTTACAGGAAGTTTATTAATAGGTAGTACAACAACAGGAACTTTAAGTAATGCTGATAGAAATGTTGGAATAGGTACAAATGGTGGTTTATGGGCAATTACTCAAGGTGATGACAATGTAGCAGTAGGTTATCAATCAAGTGCATTGCTGACTACTGGTTCAAAGAATACAGCAATTGGTTCTGCTGCTGGTTATGCAATAGCAACTACAAATGAAAATACTACAATAGGTTATGTATCTGGTATTTTTGGAGTAGGTAATTATAATACACTACTTGGTTCAAAAGCAGGACATGGTTTACTAGCAGCTGATTATAATACTTTACTTGGAAAAAGTTCGGGTGCAAATATAACTACTGGAGATGGTAATGTAATTATTGGAACAGTAAATGCCGCTTCAGCAACAGGTGATAGACAATTAAAAATTGCAGGGTATGATGGCACAACAACTACAACATGGATAACAGGAGATAGTTCAGGAAATGTAACTTTTCCAGCTACGGTAACTGCTACTACATTTTCAGGAGATGGATCTTCTTTATCAGGTATTACATCATTAGCTAATAATGCAGTAACAGAAGCAAAAATAGCTGATAATGCAGTAACAGAAGCAAAAATAGCTGACAATGCAGTAACACAAGCACAAATGGCTGATGATGCAATAGGATATGATGAATTACAAAATGTACAATCATTAATTATTTACGCTTCAGCTCCAACAACCGCAACTGCTAATTGCAATGGTGCAATAAGTAGCAGTACAGCTTTAGTTGTTGATGGCAATAGTGGTACGA